GAATGGAACACAACAATATACTATAAGCCACAAACAACTTTCGCACAACAAAGCAAAGTAATCAAATTGCATTCAGAAGGTAAACTTGCTGAAGCATTAGTAGAAACATTGATGTATAGAGCATTAGACAAAGATGGTAAGAATATGTTTAATTTTGGTGACAAAGATACACTTATGAGAGAAGTAGATCCAAACATCATCATTAAAATTTGTACAGCAATGAATGACACGGGCGAAGGAGACCAGGCTCTGGGAAACTAAAGCAAGACTCAGATGTACTCATGCTATATAGATTAGCAGAACAACTGGGTCAAACTGTTGAATGGGTTATGCATAATGTCTCGGTATTGGAACTGAGAGGTTGGGCTAAATATTTTAAAATAAAAGCCGATGCGGCTAAAAGGAAAAGATAATGGCTGATTATACTATTAATATTAATGCTAAAGATAACACAAGTAAACAGTTTAACAAAATAAACGGTGGCCTGGCAGGTATGACTGCCGGTGCTGGCAAATTCAAAGCGGCTTTAGGTGCCGCTGGTGCCGCACTTGCCGCATTTGGTGTTGCGTCAAAAATAAAAGGCACAATAGATGAATTTGATGCGTTGGCAAAAAGTGCAAGAACAGCAGGTGCCGCAGTAAGTGAAGACGCATTCAGAGGTTTTCAAGTATTACAAAAAGCAATGGGTGAAGCGGGTATTGATGCCGCAACATTCGAAAGAGCAATGCTTCAAACAACCAGCAGAATTCAAGCAGGTGTTGAAGGTCAAAAATCATACAAAGCAATCACAGACAAATTAGGTGACAGCATCAGAGATCAAAATGGTGCATTGAAAACAGGTGATGAGTTATTGACAACAATGATCAATGCTCTTAACCAAGGTAAGATCACAACAGAAGATTTTGCAAAAGTAGTTGGTGGTAGAGCAGGACCATTGATTCAACAACAATTTGCAAGTCTAAACACAACAGCAGAAGGCTTAGAAGCAACACTTGCAGATGTTGAAAAACATTCAAACATCATACCATTAGAAGCGGCAGAGAATGCAGAAGTTTTCAATGATACAGTAGGTAGACTTGGTGATGCATTAGGCAAGATGATGACAGAAGCGATAACGCCTCTGTTACCAATGTTGGTTGATTTTTCACAGAATTTATTAGCAAGTATGCCAGCAATAGTAGACAAAGTTAGTGCGGCGTTTACTGCTTTACAACCTGTATTTGGTTTGATTGGTACAGTACTAACAGAAATAGTATTTCCTATATTACAAAAAGTATTTGAAGTTTTAGGTTTTATTGCAGAGGCTATAAGTCCATTAGTAGATGCGGCTATACCGGCTTTAAAAAGCGCCTTTGAAGGTTTAAAGTCTATTGTAGAAAGCATTGTAGGATTCTTTCAAAAGGTAGTTGATGGGTTAACATCAATTGGTGACAAAGCAAAAGAATTGAAAGATGGTGTTGTTGGTACATTTGACAACATGAAAGATAGTGTCACAGGTGCAGTAAGTGACATGACAGAAAAAACCAAAGGCTTCTTTTCAGATATGTATGAAAAGGTTGTTGGTGGATCTATTGTACCAGATATGGTCAATGAAGTTATAGCAGAATTTCAACGTATGAATCAAGGCGTTGTTACAACAACAGTACAAACAACAACCACAGTTACAGAAGAGTTTCAAAAGGTTGGTGATGCTATACAAAATGATTTCTTGAGTGCAATGCAAGGTGCATTTGATGATGGTAAACTATCACTGTCAGACTTTGAAGGTTTCTTCAAACAAACACTAACACGTATATTGACAGAAGCACTAACAAGTGGTTCAAGTATAAGCAATGCGTTAGGTAGTATCTTCAGCGGTGGCTTTGGTGGCGGAGGCGGTGGCTTCGGTAGTATCTTTAGTAGCATTGGTAGTTTCTTTGGTGGCTTCTTTGCAGAAGGTGGTAGACTTGGTGCAAACAAATTTGGTATCGCAGGAGAAGCAGGTCCAGAAATTATTACAGGACCAGCAAACATAACACCAATGGATGCATTATCACCAGCACCAAATGTTACTATAAATCTAAACACAATAGATTCAAGAAGTGGCACAGAGTTCTTATTAGAGAACAAAGGAAACATAGAAAATATTATACAACGTGCATTTAACAGACGTGGGAAAGAGGGTATGGCATAATGAAAGATTTATTTGATGCATCACAAACAAACGGAGTTCATACTGGTTATTTGGGTGCAGACAACACAGAAGGTTTTAGAAAACGTGTGCATGAACTTACATCTGGTTCATACAAAGCATTTACAGGATTAAGTCCAAGTGCAGGCAGTAATCAAGCCGCTCAAGATGTTGTATTGAAAGCAATGGGTACATACCATGATGCATTTTTAGAAGACAGTGGCGAAAATACAATCTATCAATTTTGGCAAAAACCATTAATTGAATTTGCATTGAGAAAAAAAGGTGTGCCAGTACAAAGTCTTAGTGTTGAAACAGTTAGTGGTGTACACAGAATTAAAGTTACAACAAGTGCAGAACACGGATTACTAACAAGTGATAAATTAGTATTTTCAGAATTCACAAGTCCGAGAACAGCATTCAACAGTGAAACAGATGTATATGTAGATATCATTGATTCAACAAATTTTTATATAATGGATTCAGCATCTGGTGCAGATTATGATGTTGCATTGTTAGATGCGGCAAATCTAAATCCAATAACTATAGGCTCAGCAGTAGGTAATAACATAACACCAAATAATGCGGCACAAAGTAGAGCAATACGTTATGATGGTAGTGGCTCACAAGGTAGTGTTGTTAGATTTGATTCAGTACCTGGCTTTTCAACAGGTGATAAAGTAAGATTAAATGCAGGATTTGAAGATGCGGCTCACAGTGGTACATTAGACTCAGCAGGTACAGATTTTTTTGTTGAAAGTTTAGGTGGTAGTAGTTATAGTTGGCAGTTCTTTACAGATCAAGGCAGAACAACACCAGCAACAATCGCAGAAACATATACAACAAGCAAAACAAGAAACTATACAAGTGCAGGTACTTTCAATTTGACAAGTCAAGCATTTAGTGATTGGGGCATATCAGGTAGTGCAGAAACAGACTTAGAAACAGAAGTAAATGGACATTGTAGAATTATTGCAACAGTAACACAAGGTACATTCACAGGTAAGAGTGCAAGTCCAGAAACTATACCAACAAGTATAAGTTACAGTAATACATTCTATTATAGAATTGATTCATCGGCTAACACTTTTAGTATTTTTGATAAACGTAGTACAACATTTCCAGCAGGTTCAACAGCACAAGATTTTATATTGGCAGATGCTGGTTCAGGTGTTGATGTTACACTTGAAATTAAATTTATCAAACCTGGTAGAACAGCAGGTGGTTATAGTAAGATAACAGAGATTACAATCACAGATGATACATCAGGTGTTGGTTTTGTAACAGACACAGACAATCAAGGTTTTGAAGTTGATACAGCAACAATACACTTACCTGGTAATGAACAATATCAATATCAAAATGCAAGTAATGCAACAACCGCAGGTGTACAATACAAAAGTGGTTATTGGTTATCACACTCAGGTTCAGGAGAGATTTCACAAACATCATTACAAAGTGGCGAGGCAATGCCAAACAGAAACACAATCATACTTGATTCAAATGCAAGACTGTCAACATTTACTTTTCCAAGTGGTAGAAAGCCAAGTGATGACAGAGGTAAATTTGATTCACAAACAACAAGAATGTTTGAACTTGAAGATTTCCCAGATGAATATAGTGCACCAGCAGTAACAGCCGCGGCACAAGAAGATGTGTTTGATATGGATACTGAATGGGACACAACGGCTTTTGATCAAACAAAAGATTGGCCAGAGCACATATTACCAAGCAATGCAATATGGACTTACAATCAACCAAACCAAACAAGTGTATCACAGAATGGTACAAAGTATGTTAGAAACTTTGGTGTTAACAAATGGCAAGTAGAATTTACATACCCACCAATGTTAAGAGATGACTTTAGATTGTTTCACAGTAAAGTACTAAAAGCAAAAGGTCAATTTACACCTTTTCAATTTAATATCAAAAAGAACAACGTACATTGGTTATTTGGCTTCAACAATTTAGCAACAAACCCAGATAACATAAGATTCAAGAGTTCATCAAGTAATCAAGTACTTGTAGAAGGTTTTGACCCTGGCTTTGGTCCTGTACCAGAAGGTAGTATGATTATTTGTGGTTCAAACAACAATGGTCAATTGAATACAATTACAAATGAAGAAGATGCAAATCTATTTGGTGAAATAAAATTTAGATTTGCATATCCACCACAAGGTGCAAGTGCTGGTGATGAAGTGTTCTTGAAACCGGTGCATATGGTTGTAACATTATCAGAAGATGGTTTTGAATATAATGTTGATACGGCTGGTAGATATCAATTTACAGTCAAGTTTGATTTAGACGAGTTCAAGTAATATGGCAAACAGAGGACTTACAGGTACTTTACTAACAGAAGTACAAAAGAAAGCGGTAACATATGTTGACCTGGTATCTATTGATGTCAACAGTGGTTACTTTATCACAACACACACTAATCCAATAACATATGATTCAAACACATATGAACCTTTTGGTCAATTTTTAGGTTTTGATACTGTAGAAGAAAACATAAGTTTTGAAATACCAAACATAAAGATTTCGGTAAGTGGTATACCTGCACATGATAATAGTGATAATAATTTTGCAACAACAGTTATTGGTGCTAATTACACAGACAAAGATGTAAAGATATTTAGAAAATATTTCAATGCTGATGGTAGTGAAATAAGTCAAGACGAAGGTGTTGTACAAATATTTGAAGGTGTCATACAAGATGCCACTATACTTGCAAACAAAGAAACGTGTACTGTTGAATTGACAACAGCAAGTCACTGGGTAGACTTTGATAGACGAAATGGTAGATTCACCAACGAGAACAGTCAAAAAAATGCATTCTCTGGTGATGAAGGTATGCAATTTGCAAGAGATGTACAAAAGGAAATAGAATGGAAGGGCTAAAAAGTTACATAGCAAAACATAGAATGCTAAAATACGAATTAGGTCAAAATGATTGTAATTTGTTTATATCAAGATGGCATGACAAGAGATACAAAACAAATACAACCAAAGATATTGAAGGCAAATATTGGGATAAGGAGTCAGCCCAAAAATATTTAGAAGAAACAGATAACACAATAGATTGGTTAGAACGTATGGGTTACAGACAGTCAAGATTTATTGCAGATGGTGATGTGTTGACAAGTGGACACGAAGATGTAGTTGAAGAAGGATTCATAACACCTTTCTTATTTCTAAGTGGGTTAGCATACACAACAGGCAAGAATGGTTTGATTGGCATAAAGCCAAGTAGAATAACAAAACCAACAGTTTGGAGGGCACCGTAATGGCACTCAAAGCAATTTTACTACCAATAATCAAAAAGATGATAATAAGTTTTATCGTTAGTGCTATTGTTAATCAAGTATTTGGTGGCAATGCTCGTAGAAAAGCAAATGCCGCAAGACCAAGAAGTGTAATGGTCAACAAAAATAGTAGTAATGATCCAATACCAGTAGTTTATGGTCGTAGGCGTGTTGGTGGTACAAGAGTTTTTGTTGGTACATCAAATGGCAGTGGTGGTTCAGGTACAAACACACTGAACATGGCATTGGTAATGTGTGAAGGACAGATGGGTAATCTAAAGAAACTTTATTTCAATGATGAAGTTATTTTTGATGGCACACTAACACACGGTAACAGTATAACAGGTTCAAATGATGTAAATGGGAACAAGTATGAAGGCACATACACAATACAGTACTTTGATGGAAGAGATGATCAAACTGTAAGTAGTGTATTGCAAGGCAGTATTGGTAGCAGTACTTGGACAAACGATCATAGATTAAGAGGTACAGCATACTTGGCTATAAAATTAAGTTTCAATGCAGACAAATACAACGGTGGTGTACCGTTGATCACAGCAGAATTAAATGGTAAGAAAGTTACATCAACGGCAGATTACACAAGTGTAACCAGTGGTGCAGATCAAAACCCTGTAGATGTATTGTATGATTATCTTACAAACACACGTTTTGGCAAGGGACTTGATGGTAGTGCAACAGGTAAGATAGATAGAACAACATTTACAAGTGTGAGAAGTGCGATTGGTAGTTTCTATAAAATTAATGGTAACTTAGATTCAGATTTACCATTGTATGAAAACATACAAGAAATACTTGATGCAAGTAACTTGATGTTGATATACACAAACGGAAAGTACACACTAAAAGCACGTAAACAAAATGAAACAGCCGCTTATGCGTTCACACAAGATGATATCTTAGATAGTATGCAAGTACAAATGCCAGATAAACAAAGCAAGAAAAACAAAATAACAGTGACATTCCCTGATGAATCAAGTGATTACAATTACAATCAAAATGTAAAAATTGTTGAAAGCAGTAGTTTCTTAACAGCAGATAACAATGCTGTACTTGAAGGTAGAATAGAATTTAACTTGGTGACAAATGCAACCTTGGCAGAAAATTTAGCAACATACAAAATGAATGCAAGTAGAAAAACAATGGTTGTACAATTTGAAGCACCACACGTAAGGTTACCAGTAGAATGTGGTGATATCATTAGTATAACCAATGCAGACTTTGGCTTTAGTGCCAAACTGTTTAGAGTCTTGCAGATGGAATTGACACCAGACAACACGATAAATATTATTGCACAAGAGTACGATAGTAGTATAGAGTTAACATAATGAGTAAATTAATATTTGGCGAAGGATCAAGTTTACAAGCATTGCCACAAGGTAATGACATTGCAAGTGGTACCATAAGCCTTGAAAAAATAACAGATGTGAATCTAACACCAGATACACTCACGGCAAGTCAAGATGGTCATATATTGCAGTATGACAACAGTATAAATGCATTCAAAAATATTGCACCATCAAACATAGTAGTAACGGAGATAGACGGTGGAACTTACTAAAGAGCAAAAATGGATGTTAAGCCGGGCTCTTGCAGGATTATACAAATACAACCCAAAATTTAGAGATATACAAGTATACAGAAGCATAAGTTTATTTAGAAAAGCACCAAAAACATTACCAGACGCAAAGATTTGTTTTGCCATATATGAAGAAGATTATATAATTGTTTGTGCAAGTACCAAAAAGTGGAACGAATTCAAAAACGCAGAAATAGTTTGGTTCAATGATAATCAATTCACAAAGAGTGTTGGTAGTCTTAGAAGAGCATCATTGAGAGACGCATACCGATACGCAGAACAATGGATTGCCAATAAAAATAAAGAAAAAACCAAGAAAAAGGTTGCAATTTAGGTCTTTTGTGCTATACTAAGAAGATAAATAATATTAGCAAATAAGACACAATTCTTTTATATCCATAATATACGCAATTTGTTATAATTATATCTTATTTGTTAGTGAGGCTGAGATAAATTGGTCGTAAAGTGTTTGCCCTGTCAATGGGCGGTTCTAATTAGTTTTCATGGCACTTTACAAGTTACGACAGCGACAAATGCACAAGAAATTGTGCCATTTTTAGATGATAGGCCAATACTTTGTTGATGCTAAAAGCGACAAAGTTTCTCCTAAGAGTGCAGTTTTGCCCAAGTTCAGTCTTACGCATTATTTGTTAACGAGTGTTAACAGGGTTGCGAGTGCAACCCATAACACACTTTGTATACCAGATGTATACAAATCTTAGAAAGGAAATAAAGATGACAAAACAAATTACATATACAACACACATGGGCGGCAAAGCCGTATACGCAGGCATAAGCAAGAAAGATAAAGATCTTGTGCTTGATACACTATCAAATGGTTTATTTGATGTGTTACAAAGATCTAATTATGATGCAACAATTAGAGAATTTGTACACACACCAGATGATATATTTCGTAAACAAACAGCCATAAGCAACAAGCAAAATAATAGTATGGCAAGTTTTATTGCAGGTGTACTTGAACAACACAAACAAAATGCACAGAAAGATTTTAGTGTAAAACAATTAGAAGGTATAAGTGCGTCAACACGATATTTCAATATTATTGATCCAAACAAACACCAAGACATTGAGTTTGAAGATGTGAAAAAAATAACACCATTGCCAGGAGGTTTAGATAAATTTTTTAGCAGAGGTGATCAATAATGGCTATGCACTATACTGAAAGATCAAACTTTAACGCATATTTTGAAAGATGTATGCATCAAAGCAATATTGATCAAAGAGAAAAAAAGAAACGCAAAGAACTATTAGAATGGTTCAAAAAAAATCCAACAGCGAGTATGTTGAAAAGGAGAGACAAATGAGTTACATGAAATCAAGAGAAAGAAAATTTGAGATGTGGTGGAAGAAGAATCATCACAAGAAACAAGGTCAAGTATGGCTATGCAAGAGTGCAAAAAGAATTGCATTTGCATACAATCTACACCCAAGTGCATTTGATGACGTAAGATTCATATGCAAAAGGTTTTTTAGCAGTGAACATATGAGACTTAGAAAAGCAGATGCTTGGAAGTTATACAAATTGTGTAATCCATTGCATACAGAAAGATTAAAAAGATTACAAACAACCGCAGAACATCTTGATGCACTAAAAAGAGAAAGCGGAGATGGATTACAACATCCATTGTGGATTGGCAAACCAAAACAAAAAAAATCATTGAGTGAATTTTTAAGTGGCAAACCAGACAATAAAGATGTACCATCTGCAGAAGATATATTAGACCAATTAAGAAAACGTAGAGTAGTAAATGGTAAATTAAAATATGAAGATTATGTAACTGGAAAAAATGTGTACTACCCAGATAGTATTACCAAAACAACATTAGCACAAGACATATTGCAAAAAATTGATATAGTACAACTTGTAGAAGAAGCAGTAAAGTTTGGCATAGATAATCACGACAAGTATGGAGATGAAAGACAAACCAAAGAAGTAATTGCTTGTTCTCCATTGAGTCTGTTGTTTAAAATATTAGGTGATCTAAATTTAGCATACACAGGTGACGAATAATGTTGTGTAAATATTATGTTTTCAAAGACAATGTACGTCATACAGAGTACATGACGGGTAGTAGAAAACAAATAGAATCAGAAATGATGGTAATAAAATTGGCTGATCAATTGGGCGGTTATCAATTGTTTCCCTACAAAGATTACCAAGAATACATGGCAAAAGGTAGCACTGAATGGAGCAAAGACGAGATATACAGTTGGTGGGACAGACAGGCTATGGTTGACAAAATGTTAAAATAAGGTTATAGTATGAATATAGATGAAGAATTTGATGCGGCTATAGATAAACATAGTCGATTGTATGCAGGCATACATAGCATTGAAGGCAGAGAAATTTTCTTAGATAGTTTAAGAATGGTGATGCGTGAAAACATGGACACAGAATCTATAGAAGAAATAATACAAGAAATAATACAATCAAGTAAAAGGCATATGAACTAACAATGGCAAAACTAAATTGGCAAAAAGTAGCAGTTGATTCGCAAAGACAAAGTGTGAGAGAAGATGCACGAGACTTTGCGATGCACATACAAGAAAAACAAGATCTATTACAGGCAGGCATATGGACAATAGGCACAAAACATTATGGCAAAAAAATAACAGACATACCAACACAATATCTATGTTGGTACACAGAGGCACAAGAAGAGGCTAATAAAACAAACACACTGGCATACAACAAAGCGGCACAAGAACTTAGGCACAGATATACAAACAACACATAAGGTTGGTCCGCCAGAGATATTGGACTGTGGAAAAAGCATTCGTATAGAAGCACACGCAACATATTGATAGACTCATCACAAAATTGGAGTATCTGTTGATATACTGTTTTGTTGTTACAGGGCATAAAAACATACTGTCTACGTATTAGAGATCACCACTCTCTATGTAAAAAAAGCGGGCTGAACGGTTAGTACGAACCGCGTAGAAGTGAAGGGCCCGTGGCTGAAAGACTGAATTACTCACATCAAGTCAAAGGAGTCACCCTGTAGTGGGTGGCTTCTGACCAAAAAATCTACATCAAGTCTCTATTGAGTTTGAAGATAAAAACTTAACAGAAAAAAAAACGCATCTACTGATGCGTTTTTTTGATGTTACTTGCCTGTAAGGCAAGAGTTACTTGAACTTGTTGAAACTTCTATTGGTTTCTTTTGAGACTGATTTGAAGTGATGTTGTATTTGACTAAGAAGTACAAATTTGGTTTTGTCTATACCTCTTGGATCTACAGGACTACTGTCATGTTTGATTCTTTTGAGCAAATCATCTAACACCATATCCTGCCAACCTTTCATTGCGTCTACGAACTCTTTTTTAGTAAAAGTTCTTTCATTTGATTGTTTCATTGTTTTCTCCTTGTTTTGGTTTATAATATTATGGCCCAAATCATTAGGGCCACTCCTATGATGATACACAAAGTACTGATCAATTTATGCAACCTCTAATGTTGTTACGTTATTCCAACAATCAGCAAGTTCTTTCATAGTCTTGTTGACACAGTTCATATTGTGAAACATAGCAACCGCAAAGTTACCGCCTGTGGCTACTCTATCTTTGTGAATTTGCACATTCATAATATCAACTACTCTGATCATTTCACCATTACCGCATTCTTCTACTTTGCCTGGTCTAATGCTCAATACCATATGATTACCTGTGCTCAATGCCTTACCCATCTTAGCCCATATGTCATCGTTGATTCTAAATGTAGCACAATATTCAGCACCTTCAAAAGGTATGC